TGGTGCAGATGGTGGCACTAACGCATTGAACTTTTTAGAATCATTAAGAGATATGCTACAAGGTTCATCAAACAAGAAAGTTAATCTTACTGTGAAGTGGGATGGTGCACCTGCGATTGTTGCTGGTATCAATCCTGAAAATGGTAAGTTCTTTGTTGCAACAAAAAGTTTATTTAATGTTAACCCAAAGATTAATTATACACCTGCTGATGTAATGAGAAATCATACAGGTGGTGTTGCAAATATTTTAAGAGAAGCATTAATATATTTAAAACCATTAAACTTCAAAGGTATTCTACAAGGTGATATGATGTTTACTCAATCAATGAAAAAGAATAAAGGTATTACATCATCAACTGGTAAGAAAGAACAAGTAATTTCATTTCAACCAAATACAATTGTTTATACTGTGCCAGAGAAAACAGGTTTAGGGCAACGTATTGCTCGTGCAAAGTTTGGTATTATATTTCATACTACATACACAGGTTCTAAGATATCAAAACTCAAAGCAAAGTTTGGTGCTGATGTTTCAAAACTAAGACGCTCTCCCAACGTCTGGTTTGATGATGCATCATACAAAGATGTTTCTGGTACTGCCATGATGACCCTTGGTGAAGGTGAACAACTTGGTAAAATGTTAAATCAGGCAAGAGGTTCATTAAAGAAATCAACACCAGTTCTAAACAAAATGAAATCAGACTTATCAGATTATTCTATTGGTCTGAATTTAAAAACATATTTAAATACATTTGTTAGACAGATGGCAGATATACCAAAGACAGAAAAGGCAGTATCAGGTTTTAGAAACTATTACGAAGGTAAAGTTGGTGCTGATATTGATCGTGTAAAGAAACAAGAAACAAAAGATAAGTATAAAAAGATACTTGATGAAGGTCTAAGATTTATTGAAAGAGCAGGTGATCAAATTTATTTCGCAATCGCAACATATAAAACAATACAAAGAGCAAAGAAAGTAGTTGTTGATAAACTCAATCAAGTAAAATCAATTGGCACTTTTGTTGTTGATGGTAATGGATTGAAAGTCACAAATCCAGAAGGTTATGTTGTTGTTGATAGAAAAGGTACCGCAAGAAAATTAGTAGATCGTTTAGAGTTTAGTGCCGCAAACTTTACTGCCGCTAAAAGATGGGATCAAGGACCAAAGAGAGTTGCATGAGTAAAACATTAAAAGAGTTTCTGGCAAAGGGTAGTAAAAGACCAAAGGCAGTCGCATTTGCTTTTGGTAGAATGAACCCACCAACTGCAGGACATGAAAAGTTAATTCAGAAAGTTGAATCAATTGCCAAGAGAATTAAAGGAGATGCGATAATTTATGTGAGTGCATCACAAGATAAAAACAAGAATCCACTTGATGCAAGAACAAAAATAAAGTATCTACAACCTTTATATAGAAATGTTAAGTTTATTGCCGCTGGAGGTAATACAAGAACATTTATGGAAGTATTAAAGAATGCTTTAGATAAAAAGTATTCAGACGTTTATATGATTGGTGGTAGTGATAGAGTAAGTGAGTTTAAAAAACTTATCACAACATACAATGGAAAAGATTATAACTTTGATAAGACAGAGGTAATGAGTGCAGGTGCAAGAGATCCAGACGCACAAGGCACAGCAGGGATCTCTGGAACAAAGATGAGATTATTCGCTGTGAAAAATGACTATAACAGTTTTAGAAAAGGTCTGCCGACTAAGATGAAAGACGCAGATGGTAAAAATTTATTTAAAGATTTAAGACGAGCAATGGGTCTTAAAGAAGAAAAAGGATTTGGAGTACAAATGAAACCGATTATGAGTTTAGACGACTTTGAAAAACAAGAACTAAGACAAGAATACATGGAAGAAAATGTATTTAATATTGGTGATTATGTTGAAAATATGAATGACTGTACCATCGGCAAGATAATTAAAAGAGGAACAAATTATCTTGTCTATGAAATGGAAGATGGTGGTATTAAAAAGGCATGGCTACATGAGTGTGTGGCAGTTGATTCAGCACAAACAGAAATGATGGAATCAACAACTGTGAAAAAAGAAAAAGTTAAAGATGTAGTTCTACAAAAGAACTCAGACGATTTAGATGAAGATGATGACTTCTTAGAAGATATCGAAGAAGCAAAAAAAGAAAAAGAAAAAGACAGAACAACAACTGGACAAGATCCTGATATCAAAGATAGAGATGGAACACAACCAGATGTTTATTATAAAGGTCTTGCAAAATCAACAAAAGTAAAAAGAGATCGATATTTTAAAAAGAAGGCACAAAAATCTGATGATGACCCAAGTGCATACGAACCAGCACCAGGTGATGCAAAAGGGAAAACAAAACCATCAAAACATACAAAGAAGTATAAACAAATGTTTGGTGAAAAAGGTAAAGGATTATGGCATAATATACATAAGAAAAGAAAAGAAGGTCGCCCAATGAGAAAACCTGGTTCAAAAGGTGCACCTAAACCAGGTGATTTCGAAAGAGCAAGAGGTGAACAGTATGAGGCATATGAGATTGGTAAAGACTATGCTGATCATACAAGAGATATCACACCAGGAGAGAAGAAAGGCAAATTTCAAATGGCAACACATTTAACAAAGTTTGATCCTGTAGAATATAGTATTAAATTACAAGACATTAAAGAATGGGCAGAGAGTGATAGAACAATTAACAAATATAAAGATAGATACGGAGATGAATACGAAACTGTTTTAGAATCAGTTGTTGCAAAGATGATTGAGAAAGTAGAACAGTTAGATGAAAAGATTGAAGGTCTTGTAAAGAAGGCAGAGAAGTCTGGTATTCCATATAGTATTTTAAAACAAGTTTATAATCGAGGAATGGCTGCATACAAAACAGGACATCGTCCAGGTGCAACACAACAACAATGGGCATTTGCTCGTGTAAACAGTTTTATCACAAAAGGTTCTGGCACATGGGGTAAGGCAGACAAAGACCTCGCAGACAAAGTTCGTGGTATGAAAAAAGAAACAGTAGAGAGAAGGTTAAAACCATTCAATGAAGTCGTTTAAAGATCATACATTAACTGAACAAGCACACAATGGTATTCGATATCATATCGAAAGACATATACCATTAGTAGATTGTATCTTTCGTGTTGGTTCAGAGGCATACTATAAGTTCTTTAATGAAGCAAGACAACTTGTGAAAGAAAAGAAAATAGAGTTAGATGATTATGACTTACATATTCTTGCTACTGATATTGGTGAGTTTGCAATGTATGAAGGACAACACGTGCCTTTAGATTCACCAATGATTAACGAAGCAGAATATCAAGGTAGAGAAGTTGAACTTAACAAACCAAAAGCAGGTGGTTCAAAGAAATACTTTGTTTATGTAAAAGATCCATCTACTGGTAATATTAAAAAAGTTGAATGGGGTGATACGACTGGACTGAAAATCAAATTAAATGATTTAGAAGCAAGAAAGAGTTTTGCTGCTAGACATGATTGTGCTAATAAGAAAGACAAAACAAAACCAGGATATTGGGCATGTAATATACCACGATATGCTAAGAGTTTAGGTCTATCAGGAGGAGGAAACTTCTTTTGGTAGAAGTATATAAAGATGATAACAGACAGATGGGATCCTTTTATCGTACCATTAGTGTTCATCATAGTGATACCGATTACGTTTGGCATCGTGACCGTAGAGATCGTAAAGTGGTGCCTCTACAATGTAAAGATTGGTATATCCAGTTTGATAACGAAATGCCGATCAAAATGGAAGAAGGTAAAGAAATCTTCATTGAAAAAAACATATATCATAGAGTAATTAAAGGAAAGGGTGACTTAGAGTTGCAAATTTGGGAGAGTTAAATGAAATATAGAAATACAATGGCAAAAATCTTAGAGGAGATGAATAAGCCAAAATTAAATGAAGACGGTCACACAGATATTCCGTCTATGAAAAGATTGTGCAAGACAATAAGAGAAGATGTTAATGATATTGAAACAAAGTTAAATTCAATGCCGAGTGAGGAATCACTTGACACTTGGTGGACAAACAAAATGGCAAAGTCAGGCGACAACATCAATTCTTGCAGAGATTATATTATGAATCCAGTGGAAGAAGAAAAAGAAGATGATCTATCAGAGGCAGTTGATATGCCAAAATCTGATATTGATAATATAAAAAGTTTTACTGATAAGAATCAACACTATGAAGCACGTGCTTACATTTGTGCTAGAATGAAAGACGGTAGATTAAAATCAATCTACAATGAAGTTGGTTCACTACAAGATAAGTACAACAAAGAATTAGGTTTCTTAATGTCCAGAGGCGTAAGAGATCAATTAGATAAGAACGTTTTATTACCAAAAATGAAACGAGCATTTAAAAATTATAGAGAAATCTATAACTCATTATAAGGGAGAGAACAATGAAAAAATTTAAACCAAATGCTAACTATTTCGAAAGAAAAGCTGGCACACTAGAGGATATTGTTTCAAAGATAAATGAAGCAAGTCCAAAACCAGAGGTCTTTGATCTCAGAAACGAAAGCGAAGAATATAAAAAAGTATTCAATGCGGCAATGAAGAAATTCAAAATCAATTCACCTGCTGATCTTAAAGGCGAAGAAGAAAAGAAGAAGTTCTTTAACTATGTAGATTCACAATACACAGCAAAAGATGAACAGATGGACGACAAGGCACAAATGGCTAATCAATCCAGAAAAAATAAAGATGGTGAGAAAGTCAAAATGTCTGTAAAAGAAACTGTTAGAGATATGCTTTTAAAGTCTTGGAAACAGGCTGCTCAAATAGCTGAAGATGCAAAAGAAAAGAAAGAAGCATTAGACAAAGAAGATGAAAAGACTGTAAAAGATGTAATAAAAGGTTTGAAAAAGGCAAGTGATACACATGCAGGTCAAGCTAAACAGTTGAAAAAAGATATTTCTGATTCATACCATGATATGAAAAAAGAGATGATGGCGAAGATGGACGATATGAAGGCTATGAATGATCCTAAAAAGATGAATATGATGTCTATGAAGATGATGAAAGACATGTATAAAATGCCTGAAATGATGAAGAAAGAAATGATGAAGAAAATGGAGATGATGTATGCACAGGCAAAAATGCCAATGCCATTACCTATGAAAGCAGCTTACATGCAATCAGGTTATATGAAAGCATCATACGGAAAGAAAAAGTAAAATGGCTGAAATTAAAGACTTTGGTTTAGTCAAGTCTTGGTACGAGGCATATAAACAAACTCAACTCAACGAAAAGAAAGTTGAAGATGAGAATGTGAAAGTTCTACCAAAAGACGAAGACGAGGAGCAGGAAAAGAAACCTGAACCAAAGGCAGTTGATGACGCAGATAGTTTAAAAGCAGAAAACGAGAAACTCAAGGCAGAGATTGAAAAATTAAAACTTGATATCTCAAAGAAAGATGCTGAAACTAATGTAGAACCAAATGCCGATACAGGTGAAGTTCCACTTCGAGTAGGTATTGCACAGTCAATACTAGACAAAAAGAAAAAAGATAAAAAAGAAGTCAAAGAAGAACTGAATGAAGCAACTGTATCAGTTTTTGATATATCATATGATGATGTTCCTAAAAGTAAATTGACACAAGCCGCTAAAAAGTTTGGCATTAGAATGAAGAAACTTCCTAAGAACAAAGTTTCTTTTGGTGGCGATGATGCGATTGAATTTTCTGGTTCTGATTCTAACTTATTAAAGTTTGCAAAACAACAATTTGGCACAACTGCAAGAAATGTTAGAGACCTGAAAAAAGAACTTGAAGAAGAAACTTTAGATGAAGCAAAAGTCAAAATCAGAAATACAGGTAAATCTTTAGAGAATAAAGTTATGATGATTGTTAAATCAGATAATCTAAATATCAGTTTATCAAAATCTATGGATATGAGAGATATTATTGCTGATGGTAATCCAAGAGATATTAGAATTTTACAAAAGAAACTCAAAGAAGAAGTTGATATTGAAGAAAAAGGTCTGTGGCATAACATTCACATGAAAAGAAAGCGTGGCGAGACAATGAGAAAGAAAGGTGAGAAAGGCGCACCTACTCCTCAACAAATGGCAAGAGCCAAAGCTGCAAGTGAAGATCCAGAAGTAAGACAAGACCCAGATGTAAAAGATAAGAAAGGCACACAACCTGCTAAGTATTATGCTGGCAAAATGTCAAAATCTACAAAGTCAGCTAGAGACGCACACTTTAAAAAAGGTACAAAGATGGATGATGATAATCCTGCTGCATACAAACCAGCACCAGGTGACGCTAGTGGAAAAACTAAACCATCTAAACATACACTTGCCTTTAAGAAAAAGTTTGGTGAAGATGTGAAAGAAGAAATACAAGATATTAAAACATGGTCAGAAACAAAAGAAACAATAAATCAATACAAAGATGAGTATGGTACAGATTATAGAGTTAAACTAGATCAAACTGTATCTGAGATGTTTGATGAATTGTTATCAGAAAACGAAGGCGTAAAGAAGAAAGCAGCTAAGTCTGGTATGCCATATGGTGTATTGATGAAAGTCTATAACAGAGGTATGGCTGCATGGAGAACAGGTCATAGACCAGGCACGACTCCACAACAATGGGGTATGGCAAGAGTTAACAGCTTTGTAACCAAATCAAGTGGAACATGGGGCAAAGCGGATTCTGATCTAGCCGCAAAAGTAAGGGGAAAATAATGAGTGTAAAATCATTACAAGAAGTAGAGCGTATAGATCATATCTGTGAGACTTGTGATCTATATGAAGATTTAGAAATAACAGAAGCAGAATATCAAGGTAAGAAAGTAAAACTGAATGATCCTATACGAACAAGTGAGAATCCTAAAAAGAAATTTAAAGTATATGTTAAGAACCCACAAGGAAATGTCGTTGTAGTTCGTTTTGGTGATCCAAACTTATCTATTAAAAGAGATGATCCTGGTAGAAGAAAATCATTTAGAGCTAGACATAACTGTGATAATCCAGGACCAAAACATAAAGCAAGATATTGGTCATG